CCGGGAAGACGCAGAATCCGAATTTAATCGGGAATCAGTATGGAACTGGTACACATCAACTGCGTATACACGTTTGGCACCCGGAGGCGGTGTACTTATTATTCTTACGCGGTGGCATGATGATGATTTGGCGGGGCGGTTGTTGGACGCGGCAAAAAATGGCGCAGACCAGTGGGAAGTAGTTAAATACCCCGCGATTGCGGAGAAAGACGAAGAGTTTAGAAAAACCGGCGAAGCATTACATCCTGAGCGATACAACCTCGATGCGCTGCAACAAATACAAAAAGCGGTAGGTCCACGAGATTGGGTTGCACTTTATCAGCAGAACCCAGTTGCAGATGAAGGTGATTATTTTAATCGAGATATGATACGCTATTATGAGAATGAAGACGTTGATTTGTCGAAGTTGCGGTATTATTGCGCGTGGGATCTCGCGATTGGCCAAAGAGATAGAAATGACTATTCGGTTGGCATTGTGGTCGGGGTCGATGAGTATGATAATATGTATGTTGTTGATACTGTTCGCGGCAAGTTTGATGGCTTTGAATTGGTAGAACAAATTTTAGATCTTTATGAGACTTGGAGGCCCGGAATTGTTGGCATAGAGAAGGGTCACATAGAGATGGCAATCGGTCCGTTCTTGGAAAAAAGAGTTCGAGAGCGTAGACTACATGAGGCGTATTTTAAAGACTTAAAAGTTGGACGACGAGATAAGGAAGCAAGAGCGCGCGCAATTCAAGGACGAATGCAACAAGGCATGGTATACTTTCCAAAGGAAACTGTGTGGACTGGGCCTCTTGTCGCAGAACTTTTACGGTTTCCTAATGGTACGCACGATGACCAGGTCGACGCCTTGGCGTGGATTGGTCTTATGATGACTGAGTTTGCAACCTTTTATGAAAGAGTTGCGCCTGAGCCATCTTGGAGAGATAGACTAAGACACTTAGTAAAAAGTGAGAACAAGAAAACATCAATGAGCGCTTAATGGCATACAGATCTGACAAACCTAAAAGGTTAAGCAAAGAAAAAGAATATCAACTTGCCCGTGATCAATGGGACGCGTACACACGCGCCCGCGACAACGGACACCAAGACTACATAGCAGTTGCAAAAAGATGTGATGCTTTCTATCGAGGAGAGCAGTGGGATTCAGCTGATTTAGCAACACTTGATGACCAAGGCAGACCTGCCCTTACTATTAATACGATATTACCTACGATTAACACGGTGCTTGGCGAACAAAGTACACGTAGAGCTGATGTGACATTTAAACCTAGGGGGCGGGGCAAACAGGATATTGCGGACACACTTACTAAATTGTTTTTGCAGATAGCGGATAACAATAAATTAGATTGGGTAGAAGCAACGGTTTTTTCTGATGGTCTTATACAAGACAGGGGTTGGTTTGATGTGCGCGTAGATTTTGATGATCACATACAAGGCGAGGTTCGTATAACTTCAAAAGACCCGCTGGATATTCTTATTGACCCAGATGCAAAAGAGTATGACCCTCGAACGTGGAACGAGATTTTTGAAACGCGATGGATGAGTCTTGATGAAATAGAAGAGACGTATGGGCAAAAGAAAGCAGACCAACTACGCGTAACAGTAGAACAGGGGTCAGCTTTAGGTACAGATTCAATAGAATACGAAGAAATTAGATACGGGGACACTTATAGCGGTGTCGAATATCAACAGGGAAATACAACTAACCCAGAAGAAAATCGCGCGTTGCGCTCGGTTCGGGTAATAGAACGTCAATACTATAGACTAAAAGAGTGTATGTTCTATGTTGATTCTATTACTGGAGACATGCGCGAAGTACCTTATAACTGGAAGAAAAAGAAGCGAGAAGCTTTTGCAGATGAGTTTGGTTTAGAAATTCTTACAAAATTGGTTCGTAAAGTACGTTGGACAGTTACAGCGGACCGTATTGTATTACATGACGATTGGTCTCCTTATGACCACTTTACTTTAGTTCCTTATTTTCCTTTCTGGAGAAGAGGTCGACCTTTTGGTATGGTTCGTAATCTGATATCCCCCCAGGAACAGCTGAACAAGATCTCTTCTCAAGAACTACACATTGTAAACACAACTGCTAATAGCGGTTGGATTGTGGAAGCTGGTTCTCTAAGTGGCATGGATGCAGATGACTTAGAAGAGCATGGTGCTGAGACAGGATTAGTACTCGAGTTTAACCGTGGGTTTAACCCCCCGGCTAAAATTCCGCCGAACCAGATTCCTACCGGTTTAGACCGTATTAGTCAAAAAGCTGCTATTAACATAAAACAAATTAGTGGTATTAGTGACGCGATGTTAGGCACAGATAGCCCAGAAGTTTCTGGTGTTGCTATTCGTGCAAAACAAAACAGGGGGGCCTTAATGATTCAAGTGCCTTTGGACAACTTAGCTAAAACACGACAATATTTAGCGGAGAAAGTTTTAAACCTTGTTCAGGCTTATTATACAGAAGAGCGTTTAATTCAAATTGTAGATGAATCTGATCCATTAAAAGGCAGTGATCCTTTAGTTCTTAATGAAATGACACCAGAAGGTGAAATTATAAATGATCTTACTTTAGGGGAGTACGATGTTGTTGTATCTACTAGCCCAGCTAGAGATAATTTTGATGAAATGCAGTTTGCTGAAGCTTTACAGTTACGAGAAGTTGGAGTACCAATTCCAGATGACGTAATCGTTGACTACTCACATTTATCACGTAAGGGCGAAGTTGCTCAAAGAATTAGAGCGATGCAAGGCTCAGAACCACCATCAGAAGCTGAAGTTCAATTACAAGAGTTTCAAGCTCAAGCAGCAATGGCTTCAATACAGTTAGAAATTGCTAAACTAGAAGCTGAAGTAATGAAAATGCAATCAGAAGCCGAACTTAATGTAGCGAAAGCGGAGGAAATGACAGGCGTGGATCCACAAATACGAATTGCAGAAATGCAAAATAAACTTCAAATGAAACGAGAAGAACTAGAATTACGCGAAAGGTTAGCAGGATTAACCAATCAGCAAAGGACAGATGATTCTCAAACTCAAGCCGCAGCAAGAATTGCTGTCGCAGCTATGAAACCACCAGGAGGTAAATAAAATGGCTAGGAAGAAAAAAGCAAACCCAAACGAAGACGTACAAGGCGACATTATCTATGACAGAATGCCAGGAGCAGACGCAATTACTAAAGAAGACGCAGAAGGCTTTACTGTAGATATGAACTTTGAAACACAATCAGAAGACGAAGGAGTGACTGATGAAGAAGCAGAGGCGCCGCAAGAAGAAGCACTTGAAGACGAGACTAACCTTGAAACGAGCCCAGAAGAACTTGAGGCAAAAGAACAAAGCGAAGCAGAACCAGAGGCAGAAGACAGCCCAGAAGATGTGGTCGAAGAAACAATGGCTGACGCAGATGCAGATGCTACACGATCAGACGATGGAGGAGTTGAAGAAGAGGTTTTTGAAGAATCAGTAGAAGATAAACCTAAAGCACCTATGGTTCCTAAATCTCGACTGGACGAAGTTCTTGCTAAAAACAAAAAAATGCAAAAAAGAATTGAAGAAATAGAACAGGCAGAAGCGGCAGCTAAGGCTGAGGCTCCTCAATATGACTTTGCATCTAAAGAACAAGAGTATCAACAACTATTGCTTGATGGTGAAATGAACCAAGCGGCAGTAGTTCGCAATGAGATTCGACAAGCTGAAAGAGAAGCAATGATGTTTGAAGTTCAGCAACAAATGGGCCAAACAGTTCAACAAAACCAAGAAGCGCAAGAACTACAAGCAAAAGCACAAGAAATTGAAACTACTTTTCCTATATTGGACCAAAACAGTCCTACTTTTGATGAAGGCTTGACTAAAGAAGTTATGGACCTTAGAGATGCTTTTATTGTGCAAGGTTATGGGGCAGCTGATTCGTTGGCACGAGCAACTGAATATACACTAGCTGCAAAAAGACCAGAACTATTAAATATGACAACAGGCGACAGTAGTTTGCAGGGCAATGAAAACGTTGTTACTAAAGAGCAGGTACAAGAGCGCAGACAAAAAACTACAGTTAAAAAGAAAGTAGCTGCTGCTAAATCGCAACCGCCTGCTATGAAAGGCGAAGGCGCTGGAGAACGTGGCGAAAAGACAGTAGACATAGATGTGTTGTCTGATGATGAATTTATGGCATTACCTGAAGAAACATTACGTAGAATGCGTGGTGACTTTGGTTAGAAGTTAATGTAATATAAAAGAGTATTTCGTCTGCTAGTACGATATCTAGCCGGGGTCGTTCCCGTAAAAAATCGTTCTTCGTCTCGCATCCGACGTAAAACTACGAGAGCGTATCCCAACGATAAAGGGTATACGGGTAAAATATCGCCCCAAATAAGTCGATTGGTTTTAAATCTATTAATTTGGAGTATTCAAATGGCAAATACTAACTTTGCATCACTGACCAGTGAACAGCTCACTATTTGGTCACGTGATTTTTGGCGTGTTGCTCGGAATATGTCCTTCATTAACCAATTTGCGGGTAGTGGCCCTAATGCAATGGTTCAGAAAATTTCTGAACTAACCAAATCTGAGAAAGGAGCGAGAGCGGTAATAACCCTTCTAGCTGACATGACTGGAGATGGTATCATTGGAGACTACACTCTCGAAGGTAATGAAGAAGCATTGAGAGCATACGATATCGTTGTTCAACTTGATCAAATGAGATTTGCAAACCGTCTAGCTGGACGTCTTGCTGATCAAAAATCAGTTGTCAACTTTCGTGAGCATTCAAGAGACGCCCTTGCGTATGCAATGGCAGATCGTATAGACCAAATTGCGTTTTTGACGCTTTCTGGTATTGCGTACACTCAGAAAAACAATGGAGCCCTAAGATCAGTTATGACTACTGGTCAAAACCTAGGCGACCTTGCTTTTGCTAGTGACGTTTCTACACCAACAACCAACAGGCATAGAAGATGGGATGCAACTAGTGGTCTTGTTGCTGGTGATGTTACAGCTACTGTAGCTGCTGACACTATTCAGTACAAAACTATCGTTGCTCTTAAAGCCTATGCTAAGGATAACTATATCCGTGGTTTGAGAGGTTCAGGTGGCGACGAGGTTTATCACATGTTTGTGACTCCTCAAGTTATGGCTGACCTTAAACTTGATTCAGACTTCCTAGCTAACGTCAGGAATGCTGGAGTAAGAGGACCTAGCAACGAATTGTTCTCAGGTTCTTCAAGCCTTATGGTTGATGGCGTTATGATCCATGAGTTCCGACATGTGTTTAACACATCAGGCGCAACTTCTGGAACATCATCTAATGCTGGTTCTGCCGGATATAAGTGGGGTGCTGATGCTGATATTGATGGCGCAGCTTGCTTATTCTGTGGAGCGCAAGCTCTTGCTATGGCTGATATCGGTCTCCCTGAAATAGTTGAAGATTCTTTCGACTACGGGAACCAAAACGGTATCTCAATTGGTAAGATCCTTGGTTTCAGGAAGCCTAAGTACAACAGTGATCACAACGGCGCTGTTGAAGACTTTGGTGTTATCCGCTTAGACGTGGCATACTAAGTTGAGTCTTGTGGGTAGTCCCCCGGGGCTACCCACATAATCAGGAGAAAAAAATTGAAAATTACAGCACAAGTTGACACATATGTTTCTACCCCATGGGGGGCAGCAATTACCGTTAAGGCGGGAGAAATTAGAGAAGTCGGTGACGATTTAGGATACGAATGTATACATGCAGGTTGTACGGAAATAAAAGACGTAACACCTGAACCTAAACCTAAAGCAAAAGCGGCTCCTAAGAAGAAAAAAGCAACTAAGAAAAAAGAAGATATTATTATAGAGGTATAAATAAATGGCTGGGACCATAACAGGCGCCAATATTCTTTTAAGAGTTAAAGACACGCTTCAAGATACGACAAGTGTTCGTTGGACTGAGGCGGAACTTTTGCGTTATATAAATGACGCACAGAGGGAGATTGTAAATTTAAGACCCGACGCTTCTGCGACTACTGCTAATGTAGCGCTTGTTGTTGGTACTAAACAGTCACTCCCTGCGGGTGGTCTTAGGCTTATCAAAGTTACAAGAAATATGTCTGATGCTTCCGGTGGTGCTACAGGTAAAAGAGCTATTCGTATAGTTGATCGTGAAGTATTAGATTCACAAGAACCTAATTGGCACGACCCAACGGTTTCTGGAGATGCAGCGCATACAACAACCGTAAAGCATTACGTGTTTGATGAAGATGACCCTAGGTCATTTTATGTTTATCCAGGGGCATCTAGCACAAGTACTTTCTTAGAGATTGTTTATTCTGCAGCACCTACAGATTTAGCAAATACAAGTGCTACTCTGTACATAGATGATATTTATGCAAATGCAGTTATTGATTTTGTTCTTTATAGAGCGTACATGAAAGATGCAGAGTTTGCAGGCAATGCGCAAAGAGCATCATCTCATTATCAACTTTTTGTTGGTAGTGTAACTCAAGGAGGACAAGCTCATATTATGGTTTCTCCTAACAATGATGGAATGAATATGGCAATGGCGCCACAAACAGGAGGATAAATGGGCACGTATAGTAAAACGGAGACCAAGAAAGGGAACACTACAACATATACTAATAAAAAAGAAAAAGTTCCCCACGTTGATCATGGGCATGACATGCTCTATTACGAAAAGGTCCAAAAAGAAAAATACACACCCGCAGCGGTAAAAAAGCGAGTAGAGGCTAGAAAAGCTGCCAAGAAGAAAAAAACGAGGAAAAAATAATGGGCGTAAGAAAACCAGTAGAAGTAGTTATTAACGGGGTCAAGCATGTTAAACGTGTGCCGAATGTACCTAATCATTCAATGGCGCACCCTTTGTACACGCCTCCACCTCAAGTTTCTAACCTTGGTAAAATACCAGAAACAAAGAAGTAAAAAATGGCAACATATGATTCATTGGTTAAAGAAATATTACCCTACGTTCCAGGATGTCCTGATTCGTTGGTAATTAGCCATTTGCGCGCGGCTACAATTGAAGCGTGCGAAAAAAGCCAAGCATATGTACATGACTTAGATCCTATAAGCACTGTATCTGGTGTTTACGAATACGACTTTGGTCAACCCGTTGGTACACAAGTACATCAAATCCTTTGGATGATTCACGATGGGGATGATTTAGACCCTATTAGCCCTAGGAGTTTGGAACTTAATTTTCCAGATTGGAGAAACCGTTCTAGTATTCCTAGAGTTTATTTACAAAAAAACCCAGACACTTTTTGGTTAGTTCCTGTTCCTTCAAGTTCAAAAACAAATGCAATACATTTGAGTGTTGCTCTTAAGCCTACAAGAACTTCAAATAACATAAATACAAATTTTTCTACGGACTACAGAGACGCTATTATATATGGCACTTTGTTTCGTTTATTAAGAATCCCTTCTAAAGATTGGAGTGACCCTTCAGCAGCAAGCGACTATTTTCAGTTGTTTCAAACTGAAATTAAAGATGCTGAGCTTAGAGGAAGAGGAGGAGACTTAGGAGTAAGAAGATTGGTCAAATACAAAGGCGTGGGTTTGACACCAAGGAAAAGGTATAAAAGATATGGTACGGAGATCGACTATTAATGGAGTTGTGTTTGAACACATACCTGTAGAAGATGTGCGTGTTGCATATGAGCGCATAGAACAGGACCTCCATAAAATAAGAAAAAAATCATATGCGGATTGGATACCTGCAGATTTATATGCAGCTTTAAAGGTTGGGAATGCAGATTTATTTATAGGGTATGAAAAAGATTATTATGCTGGATTTATTATTACATCGTTTGTACAAGACGGAAGTGGGCAACTAGTTCTTTTTTTATGGGCGACGTACCAAAATCCAGAATTTAAACACAAGGATAATGGATTTATTTTCTTGGAAAAACTTGCGGAAGAGTGCAATGTTTCAGCAGTTGAGTTTCATTCCAGTAGAAAAGGATGGGCTAAAGCTGCAAAGAAGCATGGATATGAGCCTGTCTCGCAAGTATATAGAAAAGAGATGTAATGGGAAGTAGTAAACCTAAACAACAAACATTTTTAAAGCCTAGTGCCACTGAGGGGGTGCAAACACGTATAGCAGCTGATCAAATGCGTAGATTTCAAGAAACGTATCAGCCTTTAATAGAACGTGAACGGGACGCCGCAGCCCAAGAAAGGTTGGCGCCTACGTACAAAGGTATTGCCCAAGCTGATACTATGCAAGCACTAACCGGGGGGCCAATGAACCTTTCTCTTTCTCAAGGATTAGGGCAATCTGCTAACCTTGCAATGGGAGCTATTGGACAACAGCTTCAAGCAAGTTCAGCTGCAGTTAATGCTTCTACTAAAAGACAAGCTGATATTTTGGCTGTAGGTAAAGGACAACAATTTGATGCAGGCGATGCTCTTGCTCAAGCTTCAAGACAACAAGCATCGCTTGGTTTAACTAAAGCGATGGCAGACCAAGAAGTCCGTTTAGCTAAGAGTCGTATGTTAGGGCAGTTTGGTTCAGCTCTTGCGAGCCAAGGCGCTTATAACATGGGACAAACAGGCAATCCTTTTAAGTCTAGGCAGTATAGGTATAACGAAGACTCAAAAGAATTTGAAAAAAGAGATGTATATCTTGGTGGTATGTTTACTAAGGGGGGCTGGGGTTAATGGCTAGAAGAAGAATAAACTCATCTAATAATATACGGTATGCGCCATATCAAGAAGGCCCTGCAGGGATTAGGTCTTTTGCTCAGCCTAGACGTCAAACACAAGCAGCAGAACCTGTTTATACAAAAATGCCGGTGGACTCTTCTGGTGCTGGGTTAGGAACTCTTTCTTATGACCCACAGGCTGCTGCTGGGTATTCTGCTTCTAGCATGGCTCCAATAGGAGACCCTGACGCGTATTACGCAACGGTTGCACAAAATCAATATGAGACATCTATTCAAGAATTTCAACCTTTTGAACAGGCGCTTATTGATACTTTAGAAGATACTTCTATAGTTGATTCTGTCCGTGGAGATGTTGAAACTCAATCAAGAATTGCAAAAGAAGTAGCGGAAAGAAACAGACAAAGGTATGGGTATGACCAAACAGCAGCGGAACGGAGCGAAGTTTCAAGAGCACAACAAAGAGGACAAGCGACCAATTTAGCGGGGGGATTAAATACAGCAAGATTAGCTCAACGAGAGCGTAATAAAAATTTAATGTAGGTCTTAATCAACAACGAAGTTCTATGTATCAACTAGGGGTAAGTGCGCAAAACGCAGTGGACCGTAGAAATGCTTATACACAAGCACAAGCACAAGCTAAGTCGCAAAGGTTTGGTATGATAGGGAACTTTTTAGGTAACGTGGCATCGTTTATATAATGGCATTAAGACAAAACCAAGGTTTATTAGGAATGTATCAGGCGGGGCAGCTGGCTGATGCAAATTTTGCTATGGACCAATCAAGGTTAGCTTTGTCTCGGGAAGAACTCGAACAACGAAAAGCTACGCAGCTATTTAACCAGGCGCTTCAAGCCGAACAACTGGCGGTTTCTCAAGGTAATTTAGCTATTAGGGAGAAGGAGCTAGACCTTAATAAGGCTAATTTTACTCTTAACCAAAATAGAGATAAACGAGAGGAGGAGGTTGAAAAAAGAGCTGCTTATGAGTTTAACTTTGAAAACAACCGCCGAAACTATAACGATGCTATGACGGACTTGAGGGAAAAGATTGAAAATCAAATAGAGTACCATAAAAACGAAGGTGGTGGTGTAGCCACACAACACATTGAAAATTTGAGGGGGATGCTAAAAGAGATTACGCGCATGGATTCTTCTGGTAGATATGGAAAGCGAATGCCCGATGTTGTGAGAGCAGCTTTATATATTTATGGAGAAGAAGGCATTGGCGATTGGTTAGATTTATTAGGGGGTTCAAATCTTTTAGAAGACTATACTAGAAAAGGAGAGCGGGTAGGCGATAAAAAATCTTTTTCTAGTCTTGCTTTTAACCCTTCAACTGGAATGGCTACAGCAAGAGTAAAAACAGAACGAGGCGAACATCCTTTAACTATAGGAGGCGAAAACTTTGCAGACGGGGGGCAAATGTACTCAGAAGATGGCCAGTTTCCTATTGCTGATTTAAATAATGCTATTAATCTGTTACATGCTCAATATGGTTCTGATGAAGCACAAGTAACGATGAGACTTCTCGGTGACAGAGGCGTTGATTCAAGCGACACGTCAATATTGGATTTATTTACAAATGGAAAGTTAGATTTAACAAAACTCACCAGAACAGAAAAAGAAGACCTTCTTTCTAGAGACATAACTGAAAAAATGTCTAATGATTTGGCTACAGAGCTTTATGGAGAATTAATGGTTGATCCAGATTCAGAGAGGCGTGGTGACAACGAGTTTGTAATTACTCCTTCCGGTATAACCGCGGTGGATGGATATGATCTTACTGATAGAGACGCGGAGCGTTTAATCAAGGCAAGTTTTGGAGGAAGATTTAAAAGACAAGGGCCCTATTCAACTAGTCTACGTTCTGCCTCCCTTATAGTAAAGGAGAACCCAAACGTTTATCAAAACTATGTTCACAATGCAAATAAACCTTTTGGGCTTACAGCGGAAAACCAAAAAGACTTTAGCCAGAATCAGATTGATTTGTGGACGAAGCAATCTGCGCTTTTAGGAGAAGCTTCTGCTTTGCGTTCTCTAGATGACCTGGTTTATACAGGTACAAAAGAGAGTCGTATGGGGCCAGCAGGCAGACCAGATCGCACATTGACCGATATAGGACAAATGATGGCGGGCTTGGATTCAGGAGACTATAAAGAAAATGATAGAATAAACGGAGAGCGTTATTCAAAAGAACAAGCAGAAGCAGTTAAAAAGTTTTATGAAGGAAACAGAGAGGCGTTAGGTAAAAAACTTGGTACAGATGTGACTTATAGACAAGAGTTTTTAGATCTGGGGCCAATGAAGTTTGCTTTGAGACACACTGGAAATGAAAGCTTGTTTAAAATTGTTGACCCTAAAACAAAAACAAAATCAAAAGTAAACGTTGCTCAAATGAAAAACTACCTAAAAAACGAGCATAATATTACAGTTCCTTCAGGACAGGTTACAGTTAAAGATTTAGAAACGTTTAGAGAAGCTGTTAGAGCAGCTGATATACCTGAAGAAAAAATTGAGCAGTGGGATTCGACAATAGCTAACGTTATTCAACTTGCTAAAGATGATTATACAAAAGAACTCGACATTGTTGGATTTGAAGATTCTATTGGTTATCGTGCATTTACAGCTATGTCTGCTTTTGCCATGCTTCCAGAAAATCAGATGTCAGATGCGGCTAGAACTAATTTTTTAAATTTGGCTACAACAGGCAAAGCTACTTCACAAATTCAAACTGAGAGTCAATATATACAGAATATTACTGACTTAGCAAGGTCTCAGGCTACTTTGCAACAATCTCAAAATTCTGTCACTTTAGAAAACAAAAGAGCGCACAATGGGAATATAAACGAGGTTAAAGAACATGTAAATGTGGCTTTACAGTTTTTTAGTAAAGCAATGAACCCTAGAACAGTAAACCAGAGGTCGACTCTTAAACAAGATCGAGGAAGCGCAAACGCGGCTATGTCCCAAATGGCAACAATTGGCCTGCTTACTAAAACTAGGTTTGGCACAGGATCTGAAGAATACCAAGAGTATGCAACGCTAGTGGACCCTGTTTTTACAGCATCTTTAAAAGACTGGGCGCAAAACAATAAAGAAAATCGTTGGCTTCCTTTTCTTAGTGGAATTGATGTGCTACCAGAAGTAACCACTCAAACTCCTAGACTTATTGTAAAAACAGTAGATGGGGAACAACGGTTAACTAAACTTTCTCAGCTAGTTGGTGACGATGGTAGGTTTTCTACGAGCAAAGTGGGTAGTATACAACTTGTTGACCCAGCAGAAAGGCCGGAAGGAGGGAAAGGTTCTTTTTATAGTTATATTTCGCAGTATGGAGAGGAAGCTGGAAAACATGTTTTATCTAGGTTTGTGGGTTTAGAAGATGACATAACCCCTAGGAGATAACCTATGGCAAACTCTTTAAGAGACGAACGCGAAAGACTTACTGTAGCCGCGCTTTTTGAAGCCCAAGAGAAAGAAACAGCAGAAGAACGTCGAAGAACTACTGCAACGGTTGATGCTTTGTTGGGTGATAGACGAATAAAAGCTTCTCCTGTTTCTTTAGGAGAAAAAGTTGGAGTAGCTGTTGATGTAGGGCAGTATCAAGTTGTAGGAGACAAAGAGCGTTTTCTTGCGACTACTAATCTTATTTTTGGTAGAGATAAAGAAGCAAAAGAAAGACTTGCCAAAGCAGAACTCTCTGACCAAAGAGTATCCGAACTTTCCCAAAGTTTAACCCCTTTTCAAGATTTTCTTGACGCCCCCACTTTTGATGGTTTCGTAGAACAGGCAGTTACTTTAACAGCTAAATTTATTCCAAACATGGGTCTTTCTATTGCGTCTGCAATGGGCACAGGAGGGGCAGCTGTTGCTGGTAAATTTGTAGCAAACCAAGGGTCAAAACAATTTGCAAAGCAAATGACAAAAGAAATTGCCCAAAAGAAAATGGCAGGCGAAGCTTTAGATGAAGCAGAAGAAGTAATTATAGATGCTTCTTATAATTATTTAAAAACTTTTAAAGTAGGAGCTTTTACAGGGGCGTTTGGACAAGAACAAATGGTTGGTGTTGGGCAAGCAGCAGCTGAATATAGAGATGCCGGAATTGAGTTGACACGAGACGAAGCGATTATGTCTCAACTTTTAGGGATTCCACAAGCTGTTTTAGGTGTTGTAGGCGAAGCTTACTTAGCAACTTCTACACCAGAAAACTTACAATTCTTAACAATTA